TGCAGAAACAGATGACGAAGGAATGGAAGAAAAAGAGCCAGAAGAGCTTTTCCAAGACTTAGACGCCATCGTTGACGAACTACAAGCTAAATTTGACGCTATGAAAGGCGGCGAAGAAATGGGCGACGAAGAACCTATGAAGGACGAGTTCGAGTTAGAAACAGTTCGTGAATACGTAGAAAAAGTTCCAGCCGGACACGGTGCTGAAAAGAAAGGTACTGCTGAAAAAGCTGATAATACAAAATCGATCGTAGCAGGTAAAAATGATATGGGCGGTACAACTGCTAATATCGCACGTGGCGGTGAAGAGAAAGGCGGCGATCATGCTGGCTTATCTCAGACCAAAGCTAAAGAAGACAATGCTGGTAATATCAATGTTCCAGGCGGCAAAGCAGGTAATGCTTTCTCTAAGAAAGAGCCAGGACATGGTGCTGAAAAGAAAGGCGCCGCAGAATCTGCTGATAACAAGCAAAGCCTTTTCCGTGGTCGTAGATAATAGGACTATATAGGTGAAAACTACTCTATCAGAACATTTGAGTTTTGACCAGGCTAAGATTGTCTTGGAGAGCGAAGAAGGCAGCGACGGTAAAAAGTCGCTGCATTTAAACGGTATTTGCATTCAAGGAGATATCCGCAATGCAAACCAACGTGTTTATTCTTCTCAAGAAATTGGCAGGGCTGTCAAAACGCTCAACGAACAGATCTCTGGCGGCTACTCAGTTCTTGGAGAAGTTGATCATCCTCAGGATTTGAAAATCAATCTAGATCGTGTTAGTCATATGATTACCAAGATGTGGATGGATGGTCCTAACGGCTACGGAAAACTTAAAGTACTCCCTACTCCAATGGGGCAATTAGTTGCTACCATGTTGGATTCCGGAGTCAAGTTGGGAGTAAGTAGTAGAGGCTCTGGCGAAGTGGACGGCAGCGGTAATGTTCAAGGATTTGAAATTATCACTGTTGATGTCGTTGCTCAACCTTCCGCTCCGGGAGCATACCCAACTCCAGTTTATGAACACCTTATGAATAGTACAGGTGGATATCAGGCATTTAAAATAGCACAAGAAGTTAAAGGCGATCTTAAGGCACAGAAATACCTAGCAGAGAGTCTCAAGAGAATTATCTCTGGACTCAAATAACAGAGGAGAATCACATGTTAGATATAGTAAAACAGTTGTTTGAAAACAATGTGATTTCCGAAGAGATCAAATCGGAAATTGAATCCGCTTGGCAAACAAGAATTCAAGAAAACCGTGATCAAGTCACTGCTGAACTACGTGAAGAGTTCGCTCAAAAATATGAGTACGATAAGTCCGCAATGGTAGAAGCTGTTGAAGCTATGCTATCTGACAGACTACAAGCAGAACTAGGCGAACTTGCAGAAGATCGTCAAGGCCTAATTGAAGCTCGTGCCAAGTATGCTAAGAAAATGAAGGATGATTCCAAAGCAATGGAATCGTTTATCCTTAATAATCTTAAGAAAGAATTGAGTGAATTACACGAAGATCGCAAAGCAGTTGCAGGCAATGTTACTAAATTAGAATCTTTTATCGTGGATGCTCTAGCGAAAGAAATCGCAGAATTCCATGCTGATAAGAAAGACCTAGCTGAAACCAAAGTTAAATTGGTACGCGAAAGCAAGGTTAAATTTGAAGCTATGAAGAAAGATTTTGTTGCACGTTCTGCTAAAATCATCGAAGAAACAGTCGCAAAAGGACTGCGTTCTGAAATGACACAGCTACGTGAAGACATCGAAGCAGCTCGTAAAAATGACTTTGGTCGCAGAATTTTTGAAAGTTTCGCCAGCGAGTATGCTGCATCTCACTTAAATGAGAAATCTGAAACAGCTAAACTTCTTCAAGTTGTAAAACAAAGAGAAGCGGAGCTAGAAGAAGCAGCAAAAATTGTTGCAGAAACACAACAACTAGTAGAAAACAGAGAAACTGAATTGCGCATAGCTAAGGACTCAGCCACTCGTAAGGAATTAATGAGTGAATTGCTAAATCCGTTAGCCGGCGACAAGAAAGAAGTTATGAATAGTCTACTAGAATCAGTTCAAACTGAAAAGCTACGTACAGCGTTCGATAAGTATCTACCAGCAGTAATGAATGGTAATGCACCGGCGAAGAAAGTACTATCAGAAGGCAAAGAAATTACAGGCGATAAAGCACAGGCACAATCTATCGGCGGCGAGGAAAAGACCGCCGAAATATTTGACATCCGCAGGCTTGCGGGACTTAAAGTTTAAGGAGAACTATAATGTCACAACTACTCGAGTCACGCTGGTCGGAAACCAAAGAGGCACTATTAGAAGGTCTTCAAGGTACAAAGCGTTCAGTAATGGCAACTACTCTAGAGAATACCCGCAAGTATCTCGCAGAAAGTGCTACTGCTGGAGCTACATCCGCCGGTAACGTTGCAACCCTAAATCGTGTGATCCTACCTGTGATCAGACGTGTAATGCCAACAGTCATTGCTAATGAACTAGTCGGTGTACAACCAATGACAGGTCCAGTTGGTCAGATCCATACCCTGCGTGTTCGCTATGCAGATAGCTTCAACAGCGCAAGCGGTACTGATACTACTGCTGGTGAAGAGGCACTAAGCCCATTCAAGATCGCAGAAGGCTATTCTGGTTCTGCTGCTACTGACAGAGCTGCTGCTACTGCTGCTCTTGAAGGTATCGCAGGTAACAGACTAAGCATTCAAATCTTGAAACAAACAGTTGAAGCTAAGACACGTAAATTGTCAGCTCGCTGGACATTCGAAGCAGCTCAAGATGCACAAGCCCAACAAGGTATTGACATCGAAGCTGAGATCATGGCAGCTCTTGCACAAGAGATCACTGCTGAGATCGACCAAGAAGTTATCGGATCATTGAATTCGTTAGCTGGTACAGTACTAACCTACGATCAAAACGCAGTGTCAGGTACAGCTACATTCGTTGGTGACGAACACGCTGCTTTGGCTGTTCAAATCAACCGTACTGCAAACCTAATCGCTCAGCGTACACGTCGTGGTGCAGGTAACTGGGCTGTTGTATCACCAACAGTTCTAACATTGCTACAGAGCGCAACAACTTCTGCTTTCGCAAGAACAACAGAAGGCACATTCGAAGCCCCAACAAACACCAAGTTCGTTGGTACATTGAACAGCGCAATGAAGATCTATGTTAACGGCTATGCAACATCTGACGATGTTCTAGTTGGCTACAAAGGTTCTAGCGAATCTGATGCAGCAGCATTCTATTGCCCATACATTCCGTTGATGAGCAGTGGTGTTGTTCTAGATCCTAGCACATTTGAGCCAGTAGTTAGCTTCATGACACGTTATGGATATGTTGAGTTAACAAACACAGCATCATCTTTAGGTAACGCTGCTGACTATCTAGGCAAGGTTGCTGTAACTACCGCTAACCTAAAGTTTGCTTAATTGTAAACTTGCTAGTAATTCAAAAAGGCTCTTCGGAGCCTTTTTGTTTGACTTAAATATCTGAGATATGCAGATAGAATCAGAAAAAGATTTTCCAGAACTACGTCGTCAATTTTCTGCTTGGCGAAAAAGATTTCCTATGTTTACACATGATGTTCATCAGATAGAAAACATCATAGAAAAACACATTCAAAATTACAGTATTGCCCTGGTTCATTATAGACAGAGGCATAGCACATCATATTTAAAAATAGCACAGAATGAAATTGACGAAATTAATAGGGTCTTGTTGACCGTGGGTAAATTAGAGTTAATGGCTATGCTGAGTCGCGGATAAATAAAGTATCATAAGGTAACAGCGCCGTATGATTCGGACTTATGCGGTACCCACCGCGTAGACCTAGAACGTCAACTTAAGGAGAAAACAAATGGGACGTCCACTTAGAAAAGATGTGTTTGGTACTGATGTTATTGGTACCCCAGCAAGCAATACAGGAATTACCTGCGAATTTTACGACGGTTCTACTAATCAAACCGACGGAGTAATTATTAAACAAAGAGGCGCAAGTAGTTTTCTTGTTTGCCGTGTAGGTGATATCGGAACTACAGCAAACTATAAAGTTTGCAAATTAGTAAACACTACTCCGAATGCCTCCGGAGAAATGAGAATCCAAGGCTCTACTACAGGTTTATTAGATCAAGGTCTAGTGCCCATCGCTAAACTAACACGCAGAATTGCCTATGGCTTTCCATCGAGCCCTGATTTAAGTACAGTTCCAGGAACCGGTGCTCAATTTTGGAGAGGTGAAGATTCAAACGATTCTGATAATCACGATCAGACCAAATACAACTGGTATTTAGAAAATGATTCGTCTGCAGACTATATCGTACTAACACCAATCACATCTACAATGTAATTTAGGAAATACGATGGGACAGTTTCTTCAGGTAAACGGCGACTATAATATT